GAGTTACTCAAACAGAACATGATGCGGAAAACAGGTATACCATGTCCTTTAATTCTTTCCCTTGCGGTAAAATTGGTCGAGATAGTCATAATGCGAGTGTAAATATAGAGATTTTATAATAGTGTTACACTACTCACATAAATAAAGTGAGTAAACTATTACCTAATGTACGGAAATCGGGTATCAAGGTCATTCAAAGACATCAGTTTGTCTTTTGACCCCCATCCAGTCACCAAAGATCTACCTGTTATCAAAAATGAGAGGGCGATTAGTCGTGCTGTTCGTAATTTAGTGCAGACAATACCAGGTGAAAAGTTTTTTAGACCACTTTTTGGGTCAGGAGTCCGTGGACTCCTTTTTGATTTTATGGATATTGCAACTTCTGAGGCGATTGAAGAAGAAATTATCACTGTAATTAACAATTACGAACCAAGAGTGACTAACGTGGAAGTTCAAGTTGATGCAAGACCTGATTTGAACAATTTTGATGTAACAATATACTTTGATATCATAGGACAAAGTTTACCAACTCAACAATTTACGTTCATTTTAGAAGCAACTCGATAATATGCCTTTTACTAAGTTTACAAATCTAGATTTTGATCAGATAAAGACACAAATTAAGAGTTACCTACGTGCAAACTCTGATTTTAAGGACTTCGATTTTGATGGTTCTAACTTTTCTGCTCTAATTGATACCCTAGCATACAATACCTACATTACTGCGTTCAATTCAAACATGGTTGTGAACGAATCATTCCTAGATTCTGCAACAATTCGTGAAAATGTAGTCTCATTAGCAAGAAATATTGGATATGTCCCACGTTCTAGGTCTGCAGCAAAGGCACAAATAAGTTTTTCTTATAGTACTACATCTACTTCCTCTACAGCAGTTCTCTCTGCTGGTTTAGTATGTATTGGAACTGTTGAAAATACAAATTATCTCTTTTCCATACCAAATGATATTAGCACTACTATCGTAAACGGTGTTGCAACTTTCAATAATATTGATGTTTTTCAAGGAACTTTTCTAAGAAAGCAATTTGCAGTGGATGGATCTCTTGATCAACGTTTTTTACTTGATAATTCATTCATAGACAGTTCAACAATAGTTGTAAGAGTCGCAGATTTAAATGATACTAGTTTCGGAAGAGAATATTCACTTGCAAATAACATTTTAAACATAAATTCTACATCAGAAATATATTTAATCCAAGAAGTAAAGGATGAAAGGTATGAATTATTGTTCGGAGATGGTTATTTTGGTAAAAAATTAAGTAATGGTGATAAAATAACTGCAACTTATATAATTACTGATGGAAAAGATGGAAATGGTCCGAAAAATTTTGCATATGCAGGTCGAGTAGTTGATGATTTGGGAAATCCTATCGTTCCCTCAAGTGATGTAGTAGTTACAACCAATATATCTGCTCAAAATGGTGGTGATATTGAAAGTATAGACTCAATAAGGTACTTTGCACCTCGAATTTATGCCTCTCAGTACCGTGCAGTGACCGCCAGAGACTATGAAGCGATAATTCAGTCTATTTACCCTAATACTGAGTCAGTAGCGGTTGTAGGGGGTGAGGAACTTGATCCACCAGAGTTTGGACAAGTGCTTATTAGCATAAAACCTAAAAATGGTGACTATGTTTCTGACTTTGATAAGCAAAACATACAATCAAAACTTAAAAATTATGCTCTATCTGGTATAAATCAAAAAATAATAGATTTGAAGGTTCTATATGTTGAAATTGATAGTGCAATTTACTTTAATAGTTCACAAGTATCTGACGTGAACGGTGTTAAGAGTAAAGTACTTAGTGTTTTGAATACTTTTTCAAGGTCTAATATTAATAAATTTGGTGGAAGATTCAAATATAGTAAATTAGGACAAATTATTGACGGATCAGATAATTCAATCACATCCAACATCACAAGAGTGATAATAAGACGTAATATGAAATGTCTGTTAAATCAATCCGCACAGTATGAACTATGTTATGGTAATACATTTAAGAAAAATCCAAATGGATTTAATATAAAGAGCACTGGATTCACTCTAGCAAATCAATCAGGCACTTTATACTTTACAGATGTACCTGATGCTACAGGAGACATGGGAGTTCTATCTGTAGTTAGAGAGTCCTCAGATAGTAATCAATTCACCGTTATAGTCAAGTCTGCAGGAACAATAGATTACAAAAAAGGTGAAATCATAGTTAATACATTGAATATAACATCAACCATTGCAGCAAATGATATCATAGAAATCCAAGCATTCCCTGATTCAAATGATGTGATCGGATTAAAAGACTTATATCTAAGTTTTTCTGTTGCAAATAGTACAATAAATATGATTAGGGATACAATTTCATCTGGAGAACAGATATCTGGTGTCGGATATAAGACAACATCAAGTTACTTGAATGGAAGTCTGAAGAGAGGTGATACATCAACAGCAACCGCTACGTTATCTACTTCTACAACATCAAATACAACTACTACAACCACAACAAGCACAAGCTCAGGATCAACATCGTCTGGAGGCGGATACTAAGAAATGATACAAACTGGTTTTGAGAAACGAGTACAGGTTCAGCAAATTTTAGCGAATCAACTCCCTGACTTCATTCGAGCAGAGAGTCCAAAGACGCTTGACTTCTTAAAACAGTATTATATTTCTCAAGAACATCAATCTGGTGCGACTGATCTTGCTGATAATTTAGATCAGTACATCAAAATTGATAATTTAACACAAGAGGTAATTTCTGGTAAAACAACTTTATATTCAGGAATTTCTTCAACAACTGATACTGTTCAGGTATATTCTACAAAAGGATTTCCTGATCAATATGGTCTTTTTAAGATTGATGATGAAATATGCACGTATACTGGTTTAACCACTAATACATTCACAGGAGTAGTTCGTGGTTTTAGTGGAATTAGTAGTTACAGAACTGATTTAAACCAAGAAGAGTTACTTTTTGAAGATACCAGTCAAGATGAGCATGAAGCTGGAGTAAATGTTCATAATTTAAGTTCTAATTTTCTTAAAGAATTTTACAGGAAGTTAAAATATACACTTACACCAGGTTTAGAGGATTTAGATTTTGTATCAAATCTTGATGTTAATAATTTCATCAAAGAATCAAGATCATTTTATGAATCGAAAGGAACTGAAGAGTCTTACAAGATATTATTCAAGGTTTTATATGGTGAAGAACCAAAAATTATTGATTTAGAGCAATATTTACCAAAACCATCTTCTGCAGAGTTTTTAAGAAGAGAAATTGTTGTTGCAGAAAGAATTTCTGGTGATCCAGATAAATTAGTTGGTCAAACTATCAAAAAAGCATCAGATTTAGAAACTCAAGCATCAGTTTCAGAGGTTGAGATATTCACAAGGTCAGGAATAAGCACATATTTTAAATTAGGTCTATTTGTTGGGTTTGATGATAGAGATTTAATTGAAGGAACTTTTGAAATACAACCAAAGGTAGCAAATATTAACCCTGTTTCAATTGGATCGTCAGTAATCACTGTAGACAGCACTGTTGGATTTGGAACAACAGGGACTTTACTATCTGGTGATAATATAATCACATATTCATCAAAAACAGTAAATCAATTCTTAGGATGTGTTGGGGTTGATAATGCTATGGGTGTAAATTCACCTATTAGGACAAATGATGTATTTTTTGGTTATGAGGATGGAGATTTAACAAAAAAAGTAGAAGTAAGAATTACGGGAGTATTATCAGATGTTGAAACAATCGGAGATGTATCATCAGTAACCGAAGGAGAAAAAATTTATGTAAAAAATGTTGGTGAAAAGATAAAAAATCCACAATTTAATAAAACTTACAAACAAATATTTGCAAACTCATGGATTTACAATACAAGTTCTAGATTTTTTGTAGATAATACAAATAATGGTTTTAATTTAAAAACCACTCCAGATCCATCTGCTTTGAAGGTTGGTGATATTGTAGATGTGCTTCTAGGAGCGTCTGAGACAGTTGTTTTTGCCGATGCGACAGTTCGTACCATAAATGATAAACAAGTCACTCTAGATGGTTTGAGTGGGTCTCCATCAGCGACTACAGAGTATTCAATACGTAGAAAACTTGAGACAGTTAATAGTAGTGGTGCACCTTTCGTTTTTGGAAATGACTTAATCACTGCAGATATACAAAACATGTATACTGAGAAAGAAAATTGTTTTTATGTCGCTGCTAGTTCACTTCCCTCATACACACTTACAAAAAGTCTTGATCAAGCGATAATAACATCTCTTGTATCTACAAATTTACAAGAGTTTAATACAAATAAACTTAAATTTAGTGTATTAGCATTTAACAGTGACGTTCCATTTAATACGGGTGAGGAGGTTATCTATAACGCTGAAAACAATACACTTGATGGATTAGAGGATGGTGTATCATACTTTGTTAAAGTTTTAGCGGATAAGAAAAAAATACAATTATATAGATCTAGATCATTAATTGATGCAGATAATTCAACAACTCCTACTCGTGAATATTTTTCAGCACCATCAACTTCTGGGTTCCATAAGTTTACTTTAGTAACTCAAAAAACTCAATTTATTCACCCCCAGAAATTATTACGTAAGTTTCCATACACACTTGACGTAAAAACAGGAGAAAACACTGTAACAGCACCAGGTGCCCTTGGAATGCTTGTGAATGGTGTAGAGGTTATAAACTATAAGTCTGAGGATAAAGTCTACT